ATGCAACAAGATCGAGAAAAAAACAGCGCAGGACGGAAGGCGCGGCGGGCCTCGGCCCGGGACATCGGGCCGATCCCGCCGTGCAAGAATCCGCAGCGGCGTGGACGCTACGCCCGGAACCTGCTTGGGTTCTTGTCCAAGTATTTCCCGCAGCGGTTCCCACTGGCGTTTTCGGGTGACCACAAGCTCATGATCGAGCGTCTTCAGACGGCGATCCTGGAGGGTGGCCAGTTCGCGGTCGCGATGCCACGCGGATCGGGAAAAACCACAGTTTGCGAATGCGCTTGCATTTGGGCCATGCTGTACGGCCACCGGCGCTTCCTGTTTGTCATCGCGGCGGATGCGGATGCGGCTGAACTGGTCTGTTCTTCGATCAAAGAAGAACTCGACAACAACGAAGCCCTTTCCGACGACTTCCCCGATGCAGTGTATCCAATCACTGTGCTGGAAGGCATCTCGCGCCGGGCTGAGGGTCAGACTAGCGAAGGCGTTCGCACCATGTTGCTCTGGACCAAGACGACGGTGCGCCTTCCTCGATCGGCGGCCGGCGGTGGCTCGGTCATTCGCACCGCTGGGATCACGGGCCGCATTCGCGGTGCCAAGTGCAGTCTTGCAGATGGCTCCCAGGTCCGCCCAGACATTGTCCTGGTCGATGATCCCCAAACCGATGAATCCGCCCGCTCTGTATCCCAGGTCGCTGCACGCCTGCGCACGCTCACCGGGACCGTGCTCGGCCTAGCTGGTCCCGGCCAGCGCATCGCCGCCCTGACCACCTGCACCGTCATCGACAAGGGTGATCTCGCGGACCAGATCCTTGATCGGAAAGAACATCCCGAATGGCAGGGCTTCAAGGCGCGGCTGATGCACACCATGCCTACGAATCAAAAGCTTTGGGACGAATATTTTGAAATTTACAAGGAAGACATGCGGCTTGGATTCGGCATGAAGCGAGCAACCGCGTTCTACCGGGCGAACCGAGCCGCGATGGATGCCGGCGCGATCCCATCCTGGCGCGAACGCTACGAACGGCCCGAGCGCGGTAAAAAACACACCCCCGGTCTGGCCGAACTTAGCGCAATTCAACACGCGATGAATCTGCTGCTCAAGCGCGGACACGCGACTTTCATGGCCGAATATCAAAACGAACCCATGGACCCGTTGGCATCGTCTGAGGTCGAACAGGTCACCGCCGCCGCCGTCCTGCGCCAGGCGAGCGGACTCGACAAAGGCATTGCCCCGATCGAATCTACCATCCTGACCGCCGGCATCGACGTGCAGGAAAAATGCCTGTACTGGTCAACCATGGCTTGGACGCAGTCATTCGACGGTGACTGCATCGCCTATGGCACCTATCCAGACCAAGGCCGCCCGCACTTCACCTATCGTGAGGTGGAAAAGACCCTCGCGAAAGCGCACCCCGGCGGATCCTGGGAAGCCTCCCTGTATGCGGCACTTGAATCCCTTGTCGGAATTCTCGCCGGCAGGGAATGGGCCCGCGACGACGGCGGCGTGATGCGCCTCGACCAGATCGTGATCGATGCCGGTTACGGCAACAGCACCGACACCGTGTATCAATTCTGCCGCCGATCCGCGCACGCCTCCATCCTGCTCCCCTATTTCGGCCGCACCATCGCAGCAGGAGCACCATCTATGGACGAGTGGAAGAAAAAGCCCGGAGACCGGGTCGGTCCCGGTTGGCGCATTCCCAAACCACGCCAACGCCAAACGCGGCACATCCTTGCCGACGCGAACGCCTGGAAATCCTTTGTCGCTGATCGTCTGCTGACCCGCATCGGTGATGCCGGCTGCCTGACCCTCTACGGAACCAAAGACCAAGTCTCGCAACACCGCATGATCGCAGACCAGCTAAGCTCCGAAATCCGCACCCGGGTCACCGCCAACGGTCGCACCACCGACGAATGGAAACTTAGGCCAAACCGGGACAATCACTGGTTTGATACTTGGACCATGGCAGCCATCGGCGCCAGCATCCGGGGCGCAAAGCTTGACGAACAAGTCGCTATCCGCGCCGCGCATCGGCAGGCCGCCGCGCTCATCGCTGCTGACCCAATGGCACCTCAAACACCAGCACCAGCGCAGCCCCAAAAACCACCACTTCCCCCCCCCCGCCGACCCAGCAACGGCGGCTGGCTCACCGGATTCGGCGGTGGATTGTGAACTGGCTCGTCGGATTCGGCAACGAGCCCCGGCGCCACCGGCCGCCTCCGGTGACGCCCATCGGTTGGACCAAAGGCCAGCGGCGCACCACCGTGATCGTTGCCTGCTGCGACGAATGTGGTCACGACAAATTGAAAGTGCGCAGCAGCAAGGATTCCATCGTGTTTCTCATCTGCAAAAAATGCGGGCACAACTTCAAGGACAGCCCAGCCCCGCGCCTGGCGTAGGAACGCAAGGGGAAAGTCGCTGGCGTGCGTAACTTTGGCCCTCATCTAAAACCGTGAAAATTAACAAGCTGTTCTGATTTCTGTTGTCGCGCGACAACGCAGACACCTTCCTGTCCTGGAATCCTTGCTATTTGGTTGGGCCAATCTTCCGCCCACCCATCCAAGGAATTCCGCATGGCCAACATCCCCGCCGCGACTGCCGCGACCCCCCTGGGCGTCGACATCACCACGCCAGCCACCGCCGCCGCGTTGTCCATGACGATGGCGAACGACGGCAAGACCCAGCTGCACATCAAGACCGGCGCGACCACAGCCAACCTCACCCTGACGGTGCAGAGCAAGATCGCAGACGGCAGCGCGGCCGGCATCGCCGGCACCAACCCCGTCATCGCCCTGGCCGCGAACAAGAACTACGTCCTCGGCCCGTTCTCGCCCGGCGCGTACAACGACGCGAATGGCGAGCTCAACATGGCGTTCAGCGCCATCACTTCGATCGTCGTCCAGGCCGTTCGCGTCAATCCCATCACGGCCTAAATCATGGCGGCAACTACCGTCATCACCGCGCAACACCTGGCCCTGGCCGGCATCACTGATGCCGCATTGATGGCGGCGTTGACCGGGTTGACGGTGGCAGCCGCCGCTGATCTCTACCTAGTTGCCCTGCAATTGCGCATCGCCAAGGAAGGCACCGATCGGGGCGGCATCATCGAGGTTACCCTAGAAAACCAGACGACCAAGTTTTCCATGGAATCCGCTCGCGCACTGGTGTCATTCCTGCGTCAAATGATGTCGACTGGCAACGGCGGACTCTCTATCCCGGTGAAGTTCATATGACCCAATTCACCGGCGCATCAGCTCATCCGCTGCTTGCGGACTGGTTCGCCTTCTACCAGTCGCAGGAATACACCTACGCCAGCGAATGGCGCACCCTGGCCTCGCGCGGCATGGCTCTCGCCTGCAATGACCCCTTTATAGCCGCCATGATTGGCCAGGCGATCAACCTCACCCTGGGGCCGGTCGGGCTGCACCTCCAATCACTGTTCGACTCTACGCCGGAAGAAGACGGCGTCAGCGATACCGACCTCAAGACCCGCCGGGTGATCACCGCCATCCTAGAAATGTCCTGGTATGGCAAAGACATCGACGCAGAAGGGTCGCGCACCCGCCGCGAAATGGAAGCAATCCTGATCTGGATGAGTTGGGCCATCGGAGAAGGGTTTGCGATCCGCACCTGGCACAGCGGCAGATCCACATGGCGGATCGTGATGCCCGACCGCATCCGCAACCCCGCCATGGAATTGAACACCGCAACCATCCGCGACGGCTTCCGTATCGACGCATCCGGTCGCATCGTCGGCTTATGGGTGGCGAACACTAACTGGCTGCAATCTGGCCCCGGCGCTGCCGACGCAGCCCCCGTCTACGTGCCCTGGTTCGCCGCTGACGGCACGCCAAACGTGATCCACCGCAAGGGAACCTGCCTGCCCGGCATGCTGCGCGGTGTCACCCGCCTGGCCCCGATGATCATCCTGTCGCGTCAACTCGGTAGCGTACTGGAAAGCCACGTCGCGGCGAAGCGCCTACAGGCAATCCACGGCATGATCGTCGAGGCCGAAACGCCCGAAGAATACCAGCAAGCCCAGGCAACGGGTGACGCGCTCGACCCATTCACCTTCCAGGTCAAGGGACCGCTCGGAATCTGGGTCAAAAAATCCGGCCAGACCATCGACCTGCCCAAGACCGAATTCAGTGGCACCGATCTCACTGCCTACTGCGTGTTGATGTATAAGATCCAGTGTGCCGCCGTTGGCATGGCGGTCGACGTGGTGCTCTGCCAACTATCCGAGGCGTCCCTTTCGTCCGCCCGCGCCAGCCTGGATCAGGTCGACCGCTGGGCCCAGACCGAACAGGAACAGCACATTGCCGAATGCGCTGGCGTAATCGACCGGGTCGAAATTGCCGATGCCATCGCCACCGGAACCATGACCCTATCGACCGAAAAATGGGCGCAAATCATGGCTGGAAAATACAGCCGTCCGCCCCGGTTCAGCACCGACGCGCTCAAAGACGCGAACACCGTCAAAGCGATGCTTGAGGCCGGATTCAGCAAGACCAGCGCCTTCGCCCGTGTCAGTGGATCGTTTGAAGATGAAACCGAACTTCGTGCCGCCGAAAAGGTGTTTGAAGCCGCGCACGGCGTCAGCGCTTCCACCGGCAGCACCCCCAATTCTTCCGGCCCAGGCCAGCCGCCTACACCCGCCGACCCGAGCGCAGCGCCTGCGACGGAAGACCAGTCCCCCAACTCCCCGCCGCAGTCGAACCCACCGGCCCAGGCTAGTGCGCCCTGGCTGCGCCGGCAGTTCGCCCGCCTCACCGCTTTCGTCCAGGGTGCCGCATGACCTTTGCATCCTTGCGTCATCAGTCCTGGTCCATCACCCCGGAAGCTCTGCGCGCCCTATCGGCCCGCGCGGATTCCATTGGTGAACTCGTCAGCAAGGGCATCGCCCTGCCTGATCATTCGCGCGTTCAGAATATCGACCAGACTCGCGCCGATCTCTCACCCGCCGACCGTCAGCGTGTGATCTACAACGGCGGCAACCCCATCATCCCCGAGATCGCCAACGGCGTCGCCACCATCGAAATCGTGGGCGACATCATTGCCCGCGCCCCGTGGTGGGCGAAGGCATATTTGAACGCGATCGACCCATTTGACTTGGCGGATGCCTTCGATGCCCTGGCTGCTGACGCGGCGGTGACGAAACTGGTGCTGGAAGTCGACTGCTGCGGCGGCACCACGTCGGGCACCGGCGAAGCCGCCGCCGCCCTGACACGATTCCAGGCCGCCGGAAAAACGGTGGAAGTCCACGCCGCCGGCACCCTGGCCAGCGCCGCGTATTGGCTCGTCTCCAATGCCGACCGCATCATCGCCACCGCGACAACTCGCGTCGGATCGCTCGGAACCATGCAGATCATGTGTGACGAAACCGTCGCCATGGGACAGCAGGGTATCCGCTTGGAAATCGTCGGCAGTACCCCGTTGAAGGGCCTGGGCATGGATGGCGCGATCTCGGCTGAACGCCGCGCCCAATCGCAACGGCTCATCGACGGCATCACCGCAGTCTTCCGCGACGCCGTCGCAGCCGGGCGCGGCCTGGCTGCCGCCAAACTCGATGCCGTGTTCACCGGCGAAGTCTGGCTTGCCGGTGACGCGCTCGCCCTCGGACTCATCGACGCGGTCGGATCACCGGCCGATGAAAACGACGAACCCACATCATCGGACGCTCCCCCCGTTCCTCAGCCTCCGCCGCTGCTCCCGGCAGAGGACGGGGACGGGGGGGACGGACGTTCGACCTCTGCCTCAACCGAACCCACCCCCCCACCGCCGCCCAACGGCAAGGACCACACCATGGACGCCAAGCTCCAGGCGGCGCTCGCCGCTCTCACCGTCGCCAATCCCACCCTCGCCGCAGCCCTTGTGCCCGAGGCCATCAAGCCCGGCCAGACCGCCGCCGGCCTGGAATCCTTCGCCGCCGCCCAGGTCGCCAAGGCCAAAGACGAAGCCACCGCCGCCGAGATCGCCGGGCTCAAGGCCAAGGCAGCCGAGTTCGAGGCCAAGGCCATCGCCGCCGAAACCGCCCGCGTCGCCGCCGAAACAGCGAAAGCCGCCTCCGACGCAGCGCTCGCCAAGCTGAGCAAGCATGTCCCTGGCCACACCGACCCCGGCCCTGGCCAGGGCACGCCGGAACTGCGCCGCTCGACCATGAGCTTCTCCGAAAAAGGCGAGTATCAGACCAAGCACGGCATCGACGCCTACAACAAGCTGCCCCTCTGAACCAACCCTCAAAACCACACCCCCCCACTCCCTGAAAGCACCATCCCATGGCCATCACCACCGCATCCAACTTCCAGGTCTATCACGACCAGATCCGTAACTCCTACGCCGAGGTTCTCGCGCAGGCGATCAACGGTTTTTTCACCAATACCAAGGGCGCCGTCATCGTTCGTGACGCGACGATCCCGGGCGACTTCATCAAAGAATCGTTTTTCAAGTTCCCTTCATCGCTGGTGTCCCGCCGCATCGCGACCGGGTCGGGCCATGATTCGGCCGCGACCCCGGTCACCGTCACGCAGGGCGAAAACGCCCGCGTCCGCCTGTCCCGCAAGATCGGTCCCGTGGAAGTCACCTACGATGCGCTGCGCAAGATCGTGGGCAGCCCGGCCGGGTTCTCGGCCGTGGTCGGCAAGATGGCGGCCGAAGCCGTCATGCAGAAAATGCTGGTTGACGCGACCAAGGCACTCGTCGGCGCTCTGAATCGTAGCCCCTACCTCTACGATATTTCGGCATCGACCGCCGATTCCAGCCTCAACCGGGGCGCGCTGGCCGGTGGACTCGCCCTGATGGGTGATCGAGCCAACGACATCGTCTGCTGGGTCATGCACAGCAAGTCGTACTTCGATTTGGTCAGCAAAGACCTGAGCACCACCACGTCCGTCAACGACATGGTCGCCAACGTCGCCCTGTACGGCGGCGGACCCGGAACCCTCGGCAAGCCGGTCATCGTCACCGATGAAAGCTCGCTCATCCTCGACGAAACCACGGACAAATACTACACGCTCGGACTCACCGCCGGTGCCGTCACCCTGGAAGCCGATGATCAACTTTCCAATATCATCATCCAGGATGTGACCGGTTACGAAAACATGCGCGTCCGGATCCAGGGCGAACGCGACTGGTTCCTCGGGCTCAAGGGTTTTGCCTACGACTACGCCAACGGCGGCGCGAACCCCGACGACACGGCCCTGGCCACCGCGACGAATTGGGATGCGGCCAGCACCGACATGAAGCAGCGCGCAGGCGTTGTCATCAAGTCGACCTGATCCGACGGTGATGGGTCCGCCCTGCATGTACGCAGGGCGGCCACACCACCGCCGGAGCATTCATGCGCGTTGTCGCGTTTCTCCACCCCGAAGCCGACTTTGAGGGAACCCGCGCCCGCCTATTGGCGGTGCCCGGCGTCACCGCCGTCGCCTGTCGCAACGCCCGATACTGGCTCCCGACCACCTATGCCGAACCGGGTTTTGATTCCATTTATGCCCCCGGTTATCCTGGCATTGTCGATGCCTACCGGATCCACGGCACCAAAGAACTCGACGGCAAGCTTGGCGCAGCGCCGATCCACCACGAAGAACTTGAAACCCTGCCCCAGGCCGACCACGTCACCATCGTTTGCCCAGGCAAGTTCGTACGTGAAGAATTGACCCAGCACCCACCGACCGGCGCGGTGATCGCCGTCAATGAGGCCGCCCATGTGCTGCCCCGCTTTGATTACTTCATCGCTAATGACGGTTTTGCCGATGCTACCATCCGCAACGTGGTGACCGATGCGGTGCGGGTTACCCAACGTCGCTATCTCGCCACCAAACCAAGCGGACCGTGGTTTGCCATCGATCGCCTCGGCATCTCAGACGGCATGTTCACCGTCCGCTGCGCTCTGCGCTTGGCCGAGGAAGTCCTAAAGGCGAAGACCATCACCTTGATCGGACACGACTGCATCCCCGGTTTTGGAACCGGAACCGCCTCATGGGACGTTGGCCACATGGAATCCTGCCGGAATGCGGTGGAAGGAGACCTCTACAACCTGACCGCACGAGGCGTTTCGATCGATCATATCCGCTGGGTCGACGGAAAAGCCGTGGCGCATGAACACCGCCCGCAACCGGTCGCCGCCATGCCGGAAACAAAATCCGAACCAAGCCGCCCTCGTCCCCGCAGGATCAAAGCATGATCGTTGACGACACCATTGCCCTCAGCGGTATTGCAGCCCTGGCAGCCGGCATCGGTGCCCTGTGGCGGTTCTATTCCACCCGTGAAGGCCGCATCGTCGCCACCATCAAGGCCGAACACCACGCCGAATTGAAGGAACGCGACGCTCGCCTCAGCCGGTTGGAGGCTCGGGTTGAAGCCCTGGAAGAAACCCGCATCAAGGAATTTCACAACCACGCCGCCCGACTGGAAAACCTGATTATTCGTACCAGCCAGGTAATCAGCGACAGTGCCCACGCCAATTCCGACAACAGCAAGGGCATCCGTGAGCTAGCTCGCGCCATCGCGCAGCAGACCGAAGCCATCCGCCAGCACCTTTCCCAGCATCAGCGACCGGCACCGGCGCCAGCCACGCCGCTTCCCGAACCGCATCCCCTCGCCAGTGAAGTGGAAACCCACCCCATCACGAAAAAGAATCGCGATCACGCATGACCCGCCAGACCGCAGCCGAATTACGCAACAAGATCGCCTGGGCCATGCTCGCCATCGGCCTGGGAATCGCTGCGTCTATCTTGTTCGGCTGCACCGATACCCGCGCCGAATCAGCCACGGTCGAGCGCACCCAGGGCACCCAGGCCGGGCAACCCACCGACCTGACCACCGTCCGCCAGACCAAGACCAACTCCACCACCACGGTCGACCTCGGCCCAGCCGTGACGGCCGCCATCAGTGCCGGCCTGGGTGACATCCGTGGGGCAATCAAGGCTATTGCCGAACGCCCAGCCCCACCCACCGCCCCATCCATCGCAGAAATCTCTAAGGCGGTTTCCGACATCAAGGGAAATGGACTTGATGTCGGCACCACGGCCGGCGGTGCCGCCCTGGCCCTGCTCGCCCTGCGTGAATATCTCGCCAGCCGGAAAAACGGAAAAGACGCGGATGAAGCCTGGGATGTGATCAAACAGCAAGCAATAACCAAGAGTCCAGACGGCAAGACCTGATGCTGTTCCTCAACGACACCTTCACCGGCGAGGCCGACAATACCAACCTGGTCGCCCACACCGGCGAAGTCGGGGCGTCGTGGACCGACTGGATTGCCGCCCCCACGGCCGCAAAGATCAGCGCCGCCGGCCGCTTGTGGCCGAATGCCAGCGGATATTGCACCGCCAGTGGGGTGCCATCCTCGCCGGATTATTCGGTTTTTGCTGAGGTCGAATACCTGGGCGGCGGCCTCACCGGTCCATCCGTGGGCATCGCCGCCCGCATGGACACCAACGCGACCATCAGCAACTACGTCGTGCGCTTTGTCGCCAGCGCGGCGCAACTGATCCTGTACCGCGTTGATGCCGGCGCTGGGACGCAACTCGGGTCCGTGGCCGACATCACCATCCCCACCCTGGGCGGCGGCTTCAAGGTGCTTGAACTGCGCGTCAGCGGCTCTTCCATCTCGGTCTGGTGGGACGGCGTCCAGGTCATCAGCGTCACCGACGCCAATATCACCCGCATCGGTCGCGCTGGCGTGCGCACCGTTGGCACGGGCAGTGCCACCACCGGCCTGCAGATCAGCCGGGTGTACGCGATCGACACCACGCCCAGCGACACCATCACCGGCACGGATCAGCCCAGCCGCAAGGTCTACCAGCGCACCGGCAGCACCGCCGCCGTGACCCTGGCCGGCACCTACACCGGCACCCCGGCCAAGGTACAGGTCCGGGTCGAAGCCTTCGCCGACGCGGCCACCGTCCTGGATTGGACCGACGCCACCTTTGGCGCTGGAACCTTCACCCTGGCCGCCACCCTGCCCCAGGGCGGATGGTATCGCCTGCTCGCCCGCACCGTGGACGGCAGCAACGCCACCCTAGCGACCTGGTCTGGATCCAACCGCTTCGGCGTCGGCCTGATCCTCGCCATCGCCGGCCAGTCCAACGCCATCGGATACGGGGACGCCGACTACACCACCCCAGCCGATACCGTCAGCATCTGCACCGCCGGAACCTGGGGCCTGGCCACGGAACCGATCGTGTCCGGCCGCCGCGCCAACAGTGGTGTTCCCTGCGCCAATGCCCTGGCGACAGCCCTGGGCATCCCGGTCGGCCTGGTCTGCCCGGATCAACTCGCCGCCCTGGTTGGCGTCGACGGCACCGTGTGGGGATTCCGGGGAACCACCCACACCGACCCCGCCACCAAGTACGGCGTGCTGCTCACCGCCATCAACCAGGCCGGCGGCAAGATCGAGGCCATCATCTGGTCCCAGGGGGCCAGCGACGCGATAAACGGCCAGAGCACCGCCGCCTATCTGGCCGCCATGGACACCCTGCGCACCTGGCTCGATGAAGACACTGGCCGCACGGTGAAATGGATCACCAGCACCGTCGGCCGCACCGTCCTGGCCGGATCCTGGGACGCCGGCTACAACGCTGTGCGCGCCGCGCACCAGACCTGGGACGACGGCACCAACCGCCTCAACGCTGCAGACACCATCGACTACCCCATCATCAACGGCGATTTGGTCGGCGGCTATACCAGCCATTACGGCGGCGCATCGATGCGCCGACGCGGCCGGCAAGAGGCCCGCGCCCTGCTGTCCACCCTCGGCCTGGCGACCAGCTACGGCGCCCCACGCATCACCGCCGCGCAGTTCACCACGGCCGCGCGCACCGCCATCCGCATCACCATCAGCCACCGGGGCGGCACCACCCTGACCCCGGCCACCGCGATTCCCGGCTTCACCGTCGCGGACACCGTTGGCCCCATGACCATCGCCAGCGCCGTGCGCGAAACCGGCACCACCCTGCTGATCACCTTGGCGGTTGCTGCGGTCGGAGCGACCACCCTGGGCTACCTGCTCGGCCAGAATCCCGCCGGCCCCACCGGGCTGCTGACCGATGACCAGGCCGACCCGGTCGCCGTGCGCGCTCTGCCCATACCGATCACCGTTGCCGCCGCCGCGCCGATCTACACCGCGCCGACGCTGCGCGGCATCGCCGCCAGAGACCGCGAAAGCCACCTCGCCAGCCCCATGGGCCTGGCAGAGGACATCGTCTACATCCCATCCACCGGCGCCGAAATCCCCGCCCGGGGCATCTGGACCGGCCTGCGCCCCAGCGATGCCCTGATGCGCAACGGCATCGGCGCGCAGGCGTCGTGGAACCAATCCATCCTGGTGATCGCCCTGTCCCTCGCCCCCACCCTGACCCGCGCCGACCGCTTCCGCCGCGTCGCCACCGGTGAGACCTGGGACATCGAACAGACTGAACTGCTGACTGGTGTCGGCTGGCGCGTTCACTTGTCACTGGCGACCGAGGAAACGGTCGGGTCGGTGCGCTGATGGCCGTCACTCTCGCCGGTGGAAAATACGCTGCTGCCACGCTGGTCACGTCGACGCTGAATGGCGCGATCACCTCTGGCAGCACGTCCATCGTCCTGACAAGCGCAGCAAGTTTTTCCGCGTCTGGCAGCATCGTGATCGAAGGCGAAGAGGTTGCCTACACCGGCAAAAGCGCCAACACCCTGACCGGATGCAGTCGCGGACAGAACGGGACGACCGCGGCCGCACATTCCAGCGGGGTGTCCGCTCGCCAGGGCACGCTTTATAGGATCTTCGTCACCGCAGCGACGTTCACGCAAGCTGACTTTCAGCTAAATCCCCGACTGGTCTCCCTGGAAGACACCGGGCAAACCGTCATCCGTGGCATCGCATGATCCCGCCGCTGAACCCACCCGCCACAGGAACCGCCGCCATGATTCTCCACGACGTCCGCACCCTACTCCTGGCGTCGGTTGACTGGCAATCCTGGTGCGGCGGCCTGGCCCAGGCGACGGCGCAAACCTTCCTCGTCGGTGCCCCGGCCAAGGCCCCGCGCCCGCATGCGATCCTCGACCTCTCCGGCGCGATCACCCGCACCCGCGACGGCGAAACCGTCGGGCGGTTCGTGATGCGCGGCGGCGTGCGGCTGTACATCGCCGCCGACGTGCTGACCGGCGGCGATCATTCCGCCGCCATGACCGACTACCTGAACCGGGTTGATGCCGTCCTGGGATCCATGGAACTGGCCGCACCCAGCGGCGGGGTCGGCACCGTGATCGATTCCTACGCCCTGGCGGCAGGCCCATCGCGCATCCCGGCGCACGAACGCGACAAGTATGGCGACATCTACGAATCCGCCTGGGATCTTGCCGTGACGGTGTGGCCATGACGATTCGCGGCGTCGCCCTGGTCGACCAGTCCATCGTGGATTCCTTCCACCGGTCCGGCGATCCGCAGCAGCTTATCAAGGTGCTGCGGAAATCCGTCAACAAGCGGGCCAAGCCAGTGCTGGCTGAAATCCGTGGCCGCACCCCCGTGCGCACCGGACAACTGCAACAGTCGCTGGGAATCACCATGAAGTCCGACGCCGGCAACGGCGAGATCTACGCCCTGATCGGCGTCCGCGACAACGTCACCATCAACGTCGGCGGCAAGAAGATGCTCGCCACATCCCTGCGCCCGCAGCGCGCCGCCAAGATCGCCGCCCATCGCGGCCTGGACACCGCGACCAACCGCACCGCCTTCAAGTACGTCTTCGGCATCGAAACCGGACGCAAGCGCGGCGGCGGCCTGGCGCGTCGCGTGGGCGGCGCCCACATGCTGCAAGGTGGCCTCGATGCCACCCGACAAGGCTACATCGACGGCGTCGGCGCCGACATCCTTGGATTCATCCGCAAGAACACCGCCCCCTGATCACCCCCATCCACCCCACCCACAAGGAACCAGACCATGCCCAGCGAATACAAGAACCTCAACGGAACCACGTTGAGTTTCCCCGCCCGTCCCTCCCTCATCCTCACCCTCATCGCGCTCGACCTGCCGAACGCGGCGACAACCGAAATCGATGACACCGACTTGTCGAGTACGATCAAAAAGACGTTCGCCGGCAAGGTCATCGACGCCGGCGAAGTCGCGGCCACCGTGCGCTACATCCCCGGCCTGGTCATCCCGGTCGGTGCGGTGGATGAAGTCATCCGCATCACCCTGCCGCTGCTCACCGGCCAGACCACCGCCGGCAAGCTCGAATTTTCCGGCCACATCAGCAAGCTCGGACGGCCCAAGGCCAGCAACGAAGGCCGCAGCACGGCCGACATCACCATCCAGGTGAATTCCGACCTGACCTGGACGGAAGGGACCTGATCATGGCAGCCCTCACCCGCGAAGGCCTGCTCGGCGCGCACCGTGGCGACATCCACACCGTGTCCACGCCGGGCCTGGGCAGCATCACCAGCGTCTGCCTGCGGGCCCTATCCGGGGCCGAGGCGCTGGCGGTGTACTCGGCCGCCGACCCGACCGACGAAGCTGGTCAGCCCGCCAAGGCGGACCAGGCGGCCAAGCTGGGCGTGTCCTTCACCCAGGCCGCGACCGTCGCCAGCATCTGCGACGAAAACGGCAAGCGCATCCTGACCAAGGAAGACGGCGACGCCCTGTTCGAACTGCCGTACTCCGCGCTACAGCCCATCATCGAAAAGGCATTGGAAATAAACCGCATGACCAAGGCCAGTGCGGAGGCCGCAAAAAAAGGCTGAGGCGCGACGGTCGCCGCCGCGACTGGCATTTCCTGGCGCATGAACTGCGCATGCCAGTCGCTGAGGCGCAGGAGCGCATGACCGAGGCCGAATTCCACGACTGGATGTTCTGGTTCGAACTCCGCCAGGACATGGCCGAACGCGCCCGCACCGGCCGCCCGCTCATCGATCCCGACGACGCCGACGACATGACCCCGCGCGAAACCACCGCCCACCTGCTCGCCTTCGCCAAGCAGTTCAACCAGAATAGAAAGCCCTGACATGGCAGACAACATCGGCGTCGTGCAAGTCATCCTGTCCGCCAAGGATCAATCCCTGGCAGCCGAGATGCGCAAGGCGCGCAAGGAAGTGGCGGATTTCCACGAAAGCGTGAAGGGCGCGTTCCAATCCATCGCCGCCGTGACTGCCGGCTGGGCCACGATGGAGGGGATCAAAAAGGCCGCCGAATTCGTCAAAGTCGGCATGGATCAGGTAAGCATGCTGCGCGAAAACGCACAGATGCTGGGCGTCACCACGGAACAGATGGCCGGACTCAGCCTGGCGGCGGAAAAATCCGGGGTGAAACAAGAACAACTCGCGGCATCAATCGCCAAGATGCAGAAAAACATCAGCGAGGCGAACGTTGAAAACCGCGCTGCCGTGGAACTGTTTGACAGGCTGGGCATCAGCCTGGCCGAACTCAAGGGCAAGGATACCGCCGAATCGTTGGGCATCATCGCTGACCGCATCAGCCAGATGGGCGACGCTGGTGACGCGACCACCGCCGCAATGGAGATGTTCGGCAAGGGCGGATACCAGATGCTGGACATGCTGCGCGAAGGGTCGGAAGGATTCGCAACCGCGACCAACGATGCCAAGCAACTCGGCCTGGCGTTCAGCAATTTGGACACCGCCCAAGTGGAGGAAGCCCAGAAACAACTCCGCACAGCGCAGAAAGCCACGGAAGCCCTTGGGCAGACCTTCGCCGTCGAACTATCGCCCTACATCACCGAGGCGGCGAATGCCTTCATCCAGGCAGCTAAGGACTCCAACGGTTTCAAGGATACCATCCGCAAGGTGGTCGAATTCGCCGTCAGTGCGGTGCAGTTCATGATCGATGGCTGGCTACGCCTGGAAATGGTCTGGACCGCTCTGCGTGTCGGCGTCATGTGGCTATTCAAGACCATCATGGATGGGATCACCTATGTGGTTGGTCTGGGCGAAAACATGGGGCGTGCCTTTAAAGCGAACTGGGAATTGATCAGTGCATCTGGCGTCTTGGCATGGAAATTTATAAAATCCACGTTCTGGGATTTTATTAGCTGGGGTGCGAATAAATTTGGCTGGTTTCTTAGTCAAATCGGAATGGGTTTGAATTCGATTAAATCCGGCATGGGCGATGCATTTGTTGATGCCGCATTTGCTGTCACTACGGCTGTCGGAAAGATGGCTGGAACGGCAAGCAAGGAATACAAAGAGGCGCTTGCCGTATCTGGAAAAGCTGCACAGGAATTCAAAGACGCGAACCTCAACATGTTCAAGGTCGACCTCGACAAGGTCGGCATGGGCGAGACCTGGCAGCGCTGGCGCCAGAATATCACCGACAATTTCAACGACGAAAAAAGGAAACTTTACGCACAGAACGATGCCCGCATCCGGATCAATGAACAGGTGCAGACCGTCATCGACAACGCCAAGGCCAATGCGCGCACCCGCGCCATTGCCCAGGAACAAAAGGCCGAGCAACAGAAAACAAAAAATGCGGTTACTGAAGCACAAAATCGGGCCAAGGAAATCCAACGCGCCGAAAACCGCGACAAGTTCCTGGCCAGCGCCGACAGCGATCCGCGCGTCAAATACGAACGCGAAGTGCTGAACTTGCTCAAGGATTCCGACCACCTGCGCACCCTGGACGAATCCCGGGCCATGGTCGCCCAGCGCCAGGCGCAGGAGGCCCAATGGCGCGACCCGAAGATGGATCCGAAGGTGGCCTATGAGCAAAAGGTCGCCTACCTGGTCATGCAGGAACGCGACCGCCAGGCAGCTGAAATGATCAAGCGCGAGCGCGAGGAACAGCGCATCCGCATGCAGGCCAGCGCGGAATTCTTCGGCAACCTGGCGACCCTCACCGAGGAAGCCGCCAAGGGCAACGAGGCCATGTTCTGGGCGAACAAGGGATTCCAGATGGCCCAGGCCGAAATCAACGCCTGGATGGCCTACAGCGCCGTGATCGGCAACCAGCAGTTGAATCAACTCATGGGGCCGATCGCAACCCAGGTGATGGCTGCAACCGCCCTGGCCGCTGGCCAGATGGCCGTCGCCCAGATCGCCGCCGCCCAGCCCCAGGGCCGGGCCATGGGCGGCCCGGTGTCGCGTGGCAGCATGTATGAGGTCAACGAACGCGGTCCGGAATTGCTTTCGGTCGGTGACCGCACCTTCCTGATGATGGGCAGCCAGGATGGCCACGTCACCCCCAACAGCGGCGGCCCCGGTCGCGGGCCGCAGGTGGTGGTGAACGTGCAAACCGCTCCCGGCACCACCGCCCGGGTCGAACAGTCGGGCACCGAACAACAGCCCAAAATCAACGTCATCGTGGAAATGATCAAACGCGAGGTGGCCGGCGAAATTCGCGGCGGCCAGGGCCAGATCGCCAGCGCGATGAAAGAGGTCTACGGCGTCAACCGGGCGCGCGGGGCGTTCTGATGCTGGCCTTCCCCACCTTCTTTCCAGCGGTGCAGCGCGCCGGCAACCGCCGCAGCCCGGTCGACCGGGCGGCCCGGGCTGGTCTGGCGGTGGGTCCACAGGTGGCACGCCAGCGCCACACCATGCCGCGCGACACCTGCCCGGTGTCGATCGTGCTGTCCGATGTGCAGCTTGCCGCCTTTGAATCGTGGTGGTTCTTCACCCTCGCCATGGGCTGCGCCTGGTTCACCCTGACCTTGAACGGCGAACTGGAACAGACCATCCACGCGGCGCGATTCAGCGGCGGCTATCAGGTCGACGGCGCCGCCGGCACCAGGTGGAAGGTCGCCGCGCATATCGAGATCGACAACCCGCCGCACCTCTCGGCTGACGACTACGCCGGCATGATCCTCAACGGGGCGATCCCCCTCGGGCCGGATCGCAGCGCCCTGCATGTGCTGGTGCATACCACTCTGCGAGCGCGGTTGCGCCCATGAGCACCACGTACCCCGGCGTCCTGCCCCGGCCGCAGCGCAGCGGTTACCACATCAGCGCCGCGGCGATGGCGACCGCCACTGCCCGCGATCGCACCGTCCCACGTTGCCGCCGCATCGGCCTGGCCCCGGTCTACGTGGTGTCCCTGACCTGGATTTTCACGGTGGAACAATTCGCCGTTTTCTGCGGTTGGTGGCGCTATGACCTCGCCCAGGGATCAGCCCTGGCGCAGATCATCCTGATGAACGGATTCGACGACATCACCTATGTCCGGTTTCTGTGCCCATACCAGGCGGAAGACCTGGACGGCAAGTGGAAGGTCAGCGTCCAGGCTGAACTGCCGACATATCCCCGCATGTCGCAGGCCGCGCTTGAGGCCCTGATCCCCGGCGGTTCCGCCACCCCATACCTGCCCGCCTGGCCCGTGGCCTACCTGGGCCAGGTGTTGCGGGCCGGCAACAGCCGCAGCCCGGTCGATCGATCCGCCCGCGCCAGCCTGGCTGCCGGCCCCCAGGTCGCCCGCCAGCGGCATCATCACCTGCTCGACGCCTGCCCGATCGCGATCAACTTCACCGATGCGCAGTTGACCGCGTTCGACGCCTGGTGGTTCTACTTCCTGAATCAGGGAACCGCCTGGTTCACCCTGACCCTGTTGGGCGAAAACGACGCCGAGACCCACAAGGCGCGGGTGAATGGCGGGTATCAGGCTGCGGCAGAGGCTGGCAACAAGTGGCACGTCACGATGAAACTGGATCTTGACGATCCCCCGCACGCCTGATGCCCGCATGAGCACCACGTACCCCGGAACCCTGCCGCGCCCGCAGCGCAATGGCTATGGCTATGCCGTCGCCCCGGCCGCCACCGCGACCATGCGCGACCGGCCGGCGACGCGCTGCCGCCCGATGGGCCGCGCCGCCGTCGCCACCGCGACCCTGGTCTGGCAGTTCACTACTGCGCAACTGCGCACCTTCGCCGCCTGGTGGCGTACGGATTTGGCCGGCGGATCGACCCCGGCCGTGATCGCCCTGCCCAACGGCTTTGACGACGTGGCGCAGCCGGTGCGCTTCCTGGGGCCATACCAGGCGGAAGACCTGGACGGCAAGTGGCGCATCACCGCCGCCGTCGAACTGCTGTCGCCACCCCTGCTGCCGGCGGATGAACTGGCCGGAATCCTGACCCTGTCGCCCACGATCTTCCCCCTGCCGGCATCCGCCCTGCATTACCTGGTCCACACCACCATCCCAAGCCGGATCCTGCCATGAGCCTTGCCACCGACATCGCCACTATCGACGCCGATACTCTGACCCTGCACCAGGTCATCCACGGCAGCGCGGTGGCCGCCGACGTGGTGACGGAAGGCGGCAGCGTCCCGACCCTGGCCAAGCGTCTGGCGCAACTTGGTGCTGGCACCAGTCGCGGCGCCTGGACGACCAGCACCGCCTATGCCCTGAACGATGTGGTGACGGAAAGCTCAGTCGTTTACCGTTGCACTCTGGCCCATACCTCGGGCACGTTCGCGACGGACCTTGCCGCCAGCAAGTGGCAACTGAACTACGGCGGCATCAATCCCGTCATGTCGGCGGTCATCACTGCCGCCTCGCTCGCCGCCGCCCGCGCCGCGATGGGGCCATGGGGCGATGCCCTGGCAACGCCGACCGGCCGCAGCACGGCCCAGGCCCTGGCCGACCTGTTTGCCGACCTGCTCGCCCGATCGATTGCGCCCACGGTCTATCCCAACACCTATCCCGACGCCGTGCCTTCACTGGAAAATCTCTCGCGCTGCGCCGACCTGGGCCTGGGCAACGCGCAACTGCATGGCAATTCAGACCTGATCCTGGGTGCGGTGCGGCAGTTGCTGCCGAATACGGAAGACATCAGTTCCGGGGCCTGGGCCGGTTCCAGCATCACCAAGGACAGCGCGACCACGATGAACTTCCGGGACATCACCCTCGGCAAGGTGACCGGGTCAAGTTTCTATTCCCAGATTTACACCAATATCGGCGGCGTTGGATCCGTGCTGACCGCCGGCAAGTATTACATGATGTCCTGCTTCGTGAAGTCGATGAAGCAGACACCGCAATGGATGTATGGAAAAAGCGTAGCAAATACCAGCGATTTCGCGCACGGCGGCATCCTGATCCTGCCGACCGTTCGCCGCATCCGGAAATTGATTTACGCAGCCACGTCCAGCACCTTCGCGGAAATTGGCGATCCGTCGACGGCCCTGGCCAGCACCACGCCCACCTCGGTCGTGTCGTGGGTGACCTTTGCGGCGTTGTCGGGTTCGTTCGATATCCGCATCGGTGGCTTCCAGTTGGAGGAATGCCCCAGCACCACCAAGCTGGGAATCGCGATGATCGGTGACAGCACCATGGCCGGTGCGTCCGGGAAAAAGGACTACGCCGGCACCGTCGAATGGTCGCGGTGGCTAGAAGGCCTGCTTTGCTGCCACTGCTACAACCGCGGCGTGGGCGGCGACACCACCACCATGATGGTGGCGCGCTACGCCGCCGACATCACGCCGCTGGCTGGAAACTCGAAATACTGCATCATCCAGGGCGGCATAAATGACATCATCGCCGGGGATGCTCTGGCGACGATCCAGTCGAACCTTTCCAGCATGTACGCCAGTGCGATCACGGACGGCATGATCCCCGTCGTCTGCACCTGCACGCCTTTTGCGGCAGCGATGGGCGACAGCGCCAAGGAAACCAAGCGGACGGACCTCAATACCTGGATTTTCCAGACCTTCCCGCATGTGCTGGATCTCGCGTCGGTGGTGGTGGATCCCTACTTCCCGAACTCGCTGCGCAAGGATTCCGCCTGGTACGGTGATGGAACCCACTTTGGGGCGCCCGGAAAACTGGCCATCGGCATTTATGCCGCCCAGCAATCTTTCTGGGACTTCGCCGCACCCAGCCCGTACCAGAAACGCGCCGGCACCATGGCCACGGAACCGGTCCGGGCCGGTGCGCTGCGGTTCAGTGACGCGGGGCTCAAATCGTTTGACGTATCTGGAACCGGATCGATCAACCTGCGCAATGATGTCGGATTTACGGGGGGGCACATCCGCCTCACCGGCACCCTGACCGGCGCGCGCGTGGTCTACGTCCAAGGGTTCATGCCAAAACTCTGGACGATCGAAAACCTGACCACCGGGGCCTATGCGCTGTCCATTGGCGCGGTTGCCAGTGATCTGACCACCGACCTCGGGACTTACATCACCATCGCATCCGGCAAGGTCGCCCTGATCTACGCCGATGGAGCAGGCGTGAAACGTGCTGGACCGGACACCACCCCATGACCATTTCCGCCGCCCTAAAAGAGGCATACGCCTCTTGCCCGTCGACCGTGGCGGAACTGTCGACGATCGAGATATACCATCCGACCTGGGCCAGCCCGGTCCGCCTGGTGCGCGATCGGGTGGACCTGACCGCCACCCTGGAATCCAGTGCCCCGAACGACCCCAGCACCGCAGTTCTTTTCACCGCCTTTCCCTTTGAATTCACCCTGCCCCGCCGGGGCGAAGGTCGCCAGGAATTGCAGCTCACGGTCGAAAACGCCAGCCGCCTGCTGATGGACCTGCTGGAATCGCTCGACCTGTCGGTAGATCAACCGGTGCGGGTGATCTATCGCCCATACCTGTCCACCGATCTCTCAGCCCCGCACCTGAACCCACCGTTGAAACTCGTCGTGCGCAGCATCACCGCCGACGTTGCCAAGGTCACCCTGGCCTGCGGCTATGCTGACTTTGCGAATCGCCGCTTCCCCCGCCGCATCTACCGGGTCGAAGAATTCCCCGGTCTGGAATCCCGGGTGTGAAAAATATGAAAATCCAGGAACCCACCCTGATCACCGCGATCAACCACAACGTCGGCCGCCCTTTCTGCGCCCGCCATTACGATTGCTGGGCCTTCCTGCGCGGGGTCTACGCCGACGCCTACGGCATCATCCTGCCCGCCCTGCCGGGCACCGACCCCGATGATGCCACCGCCGCCCATGCCGCCCTTGAAAGGCTGCGCACGGCCGGCGACTGGCTGCCGGTCGACCCTGGGGACGAACGCAGCGGCGATGCCGTGATCATGGGCCGCTTCCCCCTCGCCTCGCACCACTGCGGCATCTGGATCGTTGCTGACGGCATCGGCCGTATCGCGCACTGCGACCGCGTCGGCGGGGTGCAATGCCAGACCGTGGCGCAACTGCATGCCCTCGGGTGGAGCGGCTTCCGCTGGTATCGGCACCACCGCAGACAGGACGCCGCATGATCACCGTCACCCACTACCGCAACGCCCTCGACCCGCGCGACCGCGACACGCGCGAGATCGCCGCCGGGGCGACCCTGCGCGGCCTGACCAAGGACATCGCCAACCAGCGCGAATGGCCGACGCCGACCGTCGCCTTGGTGGATGGCAAGGCCTGGATGCGGGCACGATGGGACGAAGCCCTGCCCGATGGCGCGACGGTCGAATTCCGCAGTCTGCCCCATGGCGGTGGCGGCAGTGCAACGCGTAACCTGGCACTTAATATCGCTACGATGGGATACTATCAGTTCTATCAATCCGGAAATTCGCTTATTCATGGCGATTATATGGGGGCAGTCACTGCTTTTACAGGTTTTTGGGGCATTGGGGAATTTATTGCCGGAAGGATGGGAAAACCCAATGTTCCTACCTATCTGTCCGGTGAAAGCGGATCCCCGACGTACGCGATCGGATTCAGCCAGAACCGCAAGCGCATCGGGGAACCGATCCCCGTCCTGTACGGCAGGCACCGGTTGCTGCCGGATCTCATCTCGCAAAGTTACGTGATCTATGAAAATGATGATCAATACCTATATATCATCCTGTGCCTGGGCATCGGCAAGTTCAGCGTCGACCTGGCAACTCTGAAATTCGGCGAAGCCCTGTTCAGTGAATTGACCGGAATCCAGTATCAGTTTGTTGAACCCGGAGACAGTCTTACCCTATGCCATGACCACGTCAGCACCTCGGCTGCCGTGAATGGGCAGATCATCGGCGGACCTTCCGCTGGATTGACTATTGCCAAAGGACCGATGTTATCGTTCATCAATTCGGGGAACCGCATCAACTGTGATTCCCCGATTTTTTCAGCTTGTGGCCCTGGCGATACCCTGACCCCGGGGAATGTCGCAGCATCACCGAATAACCACGTTTTCACCATAAATACGATCATAAGTAGCTCTGCGATCGATACCCTGGAAAGCGTCGGTGACGAGTTTCCACTCGGGGCAACCCTGACCCGTGTCCCTTCTGGCGGTGGAATACCGAGCGCCCTGATCAATCTTCCACCAACGGTCACCTTTTCCGCATCCACCAAGCGCCTGACCTCGGCCGATGGCGCGGGCGCATTCGCTGGGGTCAGCCCGTATGACATCCTGACGATCACCAACACCGCGTCGAACAACGCCACCAAAACCGTGGTGAGTGTCGCCCCGGATCAATCCTGGATCCAGGTTGCGGAATCCGTCACCAACGAAACCGCCTTGAACGCGAACCTGGTGTTTGTCCATGCCGGGTGGTCTGGCTGGTTCGAAGTCGCCGGCCCAAATGACGCCATCGACGATATTGCGGTGGATTTCATCGCCGCCAAAGGGCTGGGCACGGTCGGTGGCGGCGGCGCGATCTCATCGCGATCAATCACGGTCGAAGTCGAATACCAGGGCCTCAACAGTGACGGCAGCCCTTACGGCAGCGCCACCACCCGCACCATCACGGTGACCGCCGCCCAGGCCAACGCCGTGCGCCAGACCCACTCCTGGGCAAACGACACCACCAAGCCCCGGGTGCGCGCCCGCGCCCGCCGCACCACCGCCCAAAGCACCAGCGTCAACGACCTGGATGAACTCGCCTGGTCTGGCCTGAAAGGCATCCTGCCCGATGTCGGCACCTATCCCGGCGTTACCACCCTGGCGGTGATCGCCAAGGCCACGAACCAACTGACCCAGGGCCAATCCTCCCAGATCAATCTGGTCGCGACCCGTCTGATCCCCTATTGGGACGGCTATTCCTGGACCGAATCCGCCAACCGATCCATCGCCTGGGCCATCGCTGACGCCTTGAAAAATGCCAGCTATGGCGCCGGCCTGACCGATGCCGAAATCGATCTCGCCGCCTTACTCGCCCTCGATACCACTTTCAACAGCCGCGGCGACTACTCTGACGCCGTCTTTGACCAGACGACCACCACCTGGGAAGCCATCCAGACCATCGCCCGCGCCGGCCGCACCATCCCCGTCCTGGCTGGCGGTCAGGTGACCTTTGTGCGCGACAGCACCCGCAGTCTGCGGGTCGCGATGTTCACCCCATCGAACATCCTGCCCGGGTCGCTGCGCATCGATTACCGCCTGCCGCAGGATGGAGACCCTGACGGCACCAGCGTCGCCTGGATGGACACCAGCATCTGGCAGCAAGCGCACATCGACCTTATCGACGGCGGCGGAACCCCCACCCAGCCCCGCACCTTCGACCTGTTCGGCGTCACCAGCGAAGCGCAGGCCACCCGAGAGGCCACGTACCTGGACCGGGTCCGCAAGTACCAGCGCAAGCTGATCACCTGGCAGACCGAAATGGACGGCCATCTGGTCAGCATCGGTGACCTGGTCGCCCTGTCCCACGATGTGCCCGCCTGGGGCCAAAGCGGCGACCTGGTGGCCGTCTCTGGCACCACCTACACCAGCAGCGAGCCACTGACGTTTACCCCCAGCGCCACCCACAGCGTGCTCCTTCGCCGCCCTGACGGCAGCGTCGCTGGCCCCTATGTCGTCACGGAAATCGTCGGCCACTCGGATCAATTCGGCCTTTCCACCACCCTGGACTTCACCCCCCGCACCGACCTCAGCAACGGAGACCGGACCTCATTCCAATTCGGTGCCAATGCCACTTACACCCAGGACGTGGTCATAACCAGCGTCGCGCCCTCGGACTCATCCACGGTCGAACTGACCGCGGTGCCCTATGATGCACGGATCCACGCCAGCGGGGCCTGATGCCGGACGTAACCCATCTTCCGCCACCGCTGCACGCCGACCGCCTGGCGTGCATGCTGTCCTATGACGGCATGCCCCTGGCCACCATCGAGGCCATCGTCGAACGCGCCGCCATCATCGAATATAACGGAAAGATCAGCCGTGAACGGGCGGAATCAGCGGCACTGGCACATCATGCGCAGGCGTCAGCACAAATCGCCCACGCGGCCACGCCGTGACCGCCTGAGCGTACCGGGCCGCCATCTTGGTGTACAACATCGTGGTCGCGGCGCTGGTGTGCCCCAGGTAGGCACTCAGCAGCGGCCCAGGAACCCCACTTGCCGTCATCAACCCAGCATAGGTGTGGCGGCAGGCGTGCGGCGAACGCCCCTGGGGTGTCACGCCTCGTCGTATAAGGTATGAGGCGAAGTCTCGCCGCTCGTTGTGCCCGCTCGGCCCGGTCGCCCGCCGCCCTGGTTCCCCCGGTGTACCGAGCAACTGCACTAATTCTGGTTGCAATGGGACGATTCGCTCCCGGTTTCGCTTGAGCCGATGCCCGACATGCATCCGCACCAGGATCACCCCGCCCGCCAGATCCACGTCGCCCCAGGTCAACGCCGCCGCCTCACCGGCCCGAAGACCGGCATACACCAGCAGCGCGAACCGAGCCCGATACGGATCCGGCACCGTCAGCAGCCGGTGAAGCTCATCCAGCCCGAACTGAGGCCGCAGGTAGTCCGGCACGCTCGCCCGATCGATCGCCTTGGTCGGATCACGCTCAAGCAGATCCCGCCGCATCAGCCAGCGGCAAAACGCCCGCACCTCAGCCAGCAATCGGTTGCGGTTCCCGGGCGCGCACTCCATCCCATCCAGCCAGCGCTCTAGCGCCCGCCCCGCATCCCCCGCCGCCAGGTCGGGCGCCACCGCGGCGACCCCTTCCAACGTCGTCCGGCAGTTCCGCAAGTGCGCCGGTGACCGCCCCCGCGCCGTCAGCGACGCCAGGTAGTCGACCGCCAGCGTCGCCACCATCGCCTTGCCGCCGATGAGCGGCGTGTACCGGCGCGACGTGCGCTGCTTGGCCGCCTCATCCTGGGCCCACGCCCGCGCCTCAGCCTTCGCCTCACCGGGGAAATTCCGCGACCGATATCCCTTGCCCGGGATGCGGACATACGCCCGCCACCCCCCATCCTCAGCCCGCAACCGCCAGCCTTTGTGCTCACCCATGCCCGGCACTTTGTCGGCACTTTCGCGGGACGAAAGGGGACGAATCGGGACAATAACAGCACCCCCGACCAAGGCTTATTAAACAAAAAACCCCGCATTTCTGCGGGGTTTACCTAGTGGCCTCGGCCGGAATCGAACCAGCGACACATGGATTTTCAAGACGGAGGAAGGTTCTTTGTCTTCAACGGCTTAAGCAGATTCCGGCAGTCTTCCCGGTAGTTTTGATTTTCTGCGGCGTCGTTTTCAAGCATGGCGATGTGGGTGTATTGGCAGACGCAGACCACCGCCAGGCCGGCGGCGAGGGACCAGCCGGACAGGGTCCAGATGAAGGGGCGGATGGACCAGCGGGGTGGGGTCATGGGGCGGGCCTGACCTTGGTTGCCTCGACTGCGGTCAGGAATTGCCGGCGGAAGGCCATCGGGTCTACGATGCCCAGGATCGGCGCATGTGATGACCCGGTGCCAGCGATGACGATGGAACCAAAATTAGCGAGGCGTTCCAAGATTCCTTGGTTGACGTGGATGCTTTCGACTTTGTCTAACTGCATTTCGATGGTTCGGCGGGACAGCCATCCGACCTTGGCGATGACGCGGCGGTTGGTGATGGCGAGTTCGGTTGTCTTTACGGCAATGAACATGGAGAGCCACAGCCCACCCAGGACGAAGAATCCAAGCACGATGAACAACGGCGAGCCACCCGCCAAGCCGCCGACGATCGCTGCGAGGCCGAGAAAGATGCCCATGCCGCTGATGGACCACCAGGATACACGGGTTTGATGCTGGATGGTTTCGCCGGGCATGAGGTTGGACGCGATATAAGACATGGATCAATCCTGGCTGCCGCCACGGGCGGTGGTGCTGGAACGTTGCGCCTCTTTGGCCTTGCGCTTTTCCTCGAAATCATCGCGCAGGCGCTTGAGTTCATCGGCGGGCATGGGCTTCGCTGAATGGCCATCGCCTTTGATGTCATAGGATTCGTACCAGAGGATGCCAGGGATGCCAAAAACGCTGTGATAGAGCACGGCGCTGGTCAGGTAGTCGGATCCTGATTTCTTGAGCGCGTCATCAATGGCGTCTTTGGGATTGGCGATGGTTGCGGTCGGGATGATCGTAAACCAGAAGGTTCCCGAAGTTCCTTCGACACCTTTGATCGTGATGTTGTCGGACAGCGAGACCGTTTCTGCGGGGATGTTCTTGGTGCTGACCAGGGTCGCATCGATCATGCGTTGGGTGCAGCCCGTGGCGCAGAGCGTGGCCACAACCAGGAGAAGAATGCGAGTCATGGATTCCTGTCAGGATGGGCGCGCGACGGACTTCCGGCGCGGGCGGGATGGGGTGTCGGCTTGATCAAATAACCACTCAAGCGCGGAAATCAAGGTCGGGTGTCCGTGCAGTCGCCAAGCCAGGTCTATGAGGCTGGCGCTGGTGGACCACTCCCCTTCAAGCCAGCGCATGATCGCGGCATGGGTGTCGGGATCGGCCTGGGAAACGGCTTCGTCGGCTACGTCAAAGCGGCTGGATTGGGCCAGGGCATCGGCAACGTCTGAGCACCACCATCGAATGGTATTGCGCGCATCGCTGACCTGATGCGGACTGCGGTGGTAGGCATCCAGTCGGAGCGACAACGCCTTGCCGATTTCATCACCAAGCGTGAAGAGACGGTGGTCGGTGGTCACTGGCAGCCAGGTAGGCAGGGGGGCGGGCGGAAAGCCTGGGAGGTTCAGCGATTGGCGCTGGTGGTGTGCTGTCACGGTTTCGGAGTCGGGACAAGCGGTGCGCGCAATTTCAATTTGCGTGGGGTTTTTGCCGGGGGAATGGGCTGCGGGTGAATGAGCGCTTCGATCGCGGCAAGCTGGGCCTTGAGTGCATCGCGTTCGGTTTCGACCTGGGCAAGCTGGGCTGCTATTTCGCGTTGTTCGTCCAGCGGTGGCAGGGTGACGGCATACTCCACATCGCCGCCGTCGCGCAGGCGGGTTACTTTGCGGGCGAAGTGTTTTTCCAGCAATTCTGAAATGGCCTGGGGGGCATGCTCGGCAATTCCAGCAATGAGAAATTCGGCACGAGCCTCATCATGAAGGTCGAGAGCATTGGCCCAATCAACGAGGCGATCTGCTGATGGAAGACTTTTTTTGTTGACGATATTGTTGACAAATGGCTGAGTGACGCCCATTCGCTTGCTTCCGGCTGTTTCAGAAATGCCAAGCTCCATGAATCGTTTAGATAATATCTTGGAAAAACTCATATATTATTATCCTAACTGATTTTTATTTGACAGCCAATAAGACATCGTTATTGGTAGAGCCATGAGCAATACAGGTTCGTTATTGGAGGCACTGACCGCCCGAAAAACCCAGGTGGTGGTTGCCGCCGCCGCCGGGGTGTCGCAGTCGGTCGTGTCGTCCTGGCAGACCGGCCGCCACCTCCCCACCCGCACCCGCCTGCCATCCCTCGCCGCTGCCCTGGGCATCCCGCTGGCCGACCTGACGGCAGCGGTGGAGTCCGACCGCGCCGAGCGCTTCCGGTTGGCGCGGCTGCCCAAGCCGGGGCGGCGGAAGGCGGCATCAGCGATCGGTCGCGGTTCACGTCGCCAGGTTGCCGGGCGGGGTGTAGCATGACTGCCGGTTCATCTGCCACGGCGGCGCAGTCCTGCGCGGCCCAGCTTCCGCCGATCACACTGGAACCAGTCACGCCGGTGATGACCGACGCGGCGGCTTTCCAGGCGATCGTTGATCGGGTTGAACTGGAGATCGCAGCGCGGATCAGCCGGGGCACCAGTCGAATTTCTCGCGCCTTGGAAATGACCTACGGCGTCCATCGCGGACCGCACGGCCAGGGACAGTTCTGATCGCCATGTCCATTACCACCACCAACCCGGAGTCATCCCATGCCTATTCGGGCGCGATGGCTCCGGCCCTGATCCAGGTGCGCGACATGTGGGCTGGGTACGCCCGCCATCACTTGGCGCAGGCGCAGGCTATTGCCGGCTTTTCGCGTGTCCTTGGTGAAGTCGGCAGCAAGGCGCTGGCTGATGAGAGGACCAAGGTCCGCTGCGCCGCCGGCCATGCCCTGGCAGCGCACCAGGAGCACCGGCGCCGGGTCGCTACGATGGCGGTGCGCCATGGGTGAGCTCGAGATCGCCGCACTGGTCATCAGCGCCCTGGCGGCAGCCGCGTTGATCGTTGCCTGGATTTACCGCCACGACCTGACGCCCTGACCGCGCCCATTTCATTCAACCGACACCAGGAGCAACCCGTGTCCGTCACTGCTGCGCAAGCCTCATCCACCCTGTCCGCCGCTCTCGCTGATGAGGTCACCCGCCTGGGCGGCGTCGGTGCTGCTGCGGCCGAATGCGGCATAAGCGAAGATTCCATTCGCCGCCGGTGCAACGGCACCCACGATTGGTCGGCCGGTGACATCGCCCGCATGGTGGCGGCGGGGCTGTCGCAACTGCGGTCGTCGCTGGTGCTCGACCGGCTGAACGCCCTGGCGGCGGGCGCGCGGCCGATCGGGGACCAGCGGCGAACGACCACGGATGCGCGCGCGGCCCTGCCGTCGCTGCTGCGGGTGGCAAGCGACCTGGCCGACGCGGTGCATGATGGCACGGTGGATCGCACCGAGGCGCGCAAACTGCTGGCGGATATTGATGGGTCGGAAATGACGCTGGCCCAGCTGCGCGCCGACCTGATGGCGCTGCTGGGAGGCTGATCATGGAAACGGCAATCATCATCGTGGTTGGTCTGGGGACTTATTTCGTGCTGATGATCCTGGTCGGGAAGTTTATGAAAGCCGGGCGTGGTGATCCGGCGGATCGCCACGGCGACGGCGACGGAAAGGGCAAGCCGTGAGGCGGCGGCATTCCATCGCGGTGGAACCGTTGGCCCCGCCCCGGGATGTGCGTCGGGTCGAGCCGGCGCTGCTGAATTGCCGCGAGTGCGAACGGAAGTACCGCCTGCGCAACGGCACCGCCGCCGCTGCGTGGCGATCGGGCCAACTGCCGGGCCGCCAACGCGGGCGAAAGATCATGGTCAGCGCCACCGCCGCAAACCGGCTCTTCGGGGTCGGCCTATGACCCGTCGCGGCACCATCGTTGAGCCGAAAGCCCGGCACCGTTATGGCGAAGCCCCAAAAAAATGGCGGTTTTCGGATGATGAGCCCGAGACCACCACCATGGCTGCGGCCGGGGATTCCGTCATTCCGGCTTGTCCCGCCTGCGGTCGACCGACTGCGCGCGAAGTCCTTGATGTTCGCCGCTGTCAGGCCGGGCACCGCTCACGCTTGGTGCTGCGTCCCGTCCGTGGCCATGGGACCAAGTGGGAATCGATCGCATGCTGATAGGTCGCCCGTCTGCCAATCGTATTCAGGCCAAGCTGAAATCGGCGTCCCGTGTCCAAGGCTCGCCTTGCTTGATCGCCCAGGCGGCCGAACGCGCCGGCACCAACGCCAGCACCGTGCGCATGTGGGAAGCCCGCTACGGCTGGCCGGTGCCGATCCGCACCAAGTGTGGATTCCGCCTCTACAGCCCCGAAACGGTGGACACGCTGCGCGTCGTGGTGGCCCAGGTAAAGGCCGGTCGGCGCATCGGTGACATCCTGCGCACGGGTGAGCCGGATCTTGCCCCGCCCGCGCCTCGGCGCATCGATCGATTGGTGGCAGACCGAACCGCAAACATCCCGGCCGACATCGTCAGCCCCAGCGGACTGGATCTTGCCCGGCAGATCATCCGCATGGTTGCCATGGGGCTGAGTGCCCACGCGGTGCGCGCGCATGTGGAATCGGCGTGGACGCGGTGCCATCCGCGCGAGCGGACGCACCTGGCGGCGATGGTCGCCCAGGTTTTCGCGCCTGCGACCCACATCAAAGCAAGCGAGACCGGGCTTGCGGATGATGAGCGGCATGGCGCATTTGCCGCCGTGGTGCCACCCGGGCAGCGATAGACCACCTTCCTCACCCACCCGCCGTACCTGCGGCACCAAGGAGCATGCATTATGGACACCCCCGAAACCTTCCACCCCGGAAACACCGCGACCGCGTTGCTTTCCAAGATTGGCAGCGGCTGCGCTGATGCCGATTTCGCCCGCGCGGTGCATGCAGCTGCCGATCGCGCGGCGATCACCAAGAAGAAGGCCAAGGTCATCCTGACCGTCGAGGTCGACCCGCACAATGAGGTTGGCGCGTTGGTGCTGACCGCGAACGTCGAGGCGCGGCTGCCGAAGTTGCCGATGCCGTCGACCCAGTTCCATCAGGGACCTGCCGGCGAATTGCTGGACCAGCGTGATTTCCTGATGGGTGGGGGGCGCAGTGAAGCCCCTGCCATCAGGCCGCTGCCGGCGGCTGCCAGCTCAGCCAGTGGCCGGCACACGGTCGCCCGCGTAGCCGCGACGGCTCCGGATGCCGCCGCAGGAAAGGAATAGGCCATGGGCGACCATCCCACCAACTACGGCAGCAACAACCCCATCACCGTTGCGGCGAGCGATGTGCATGCCGCGATCGATGCCGGCAAGAATCTTGCGCAGGTGCTTCCGCCGGTCGAGGGCCACCGCGCCATCGTGTTCGCGCCGAAAACCGGGGAAATCAAGCTGCTGGAGCGCGACAAACTGGCGGCTCCGCGATTCCTGACGGCATCCCCGGTTTTCAATGATCCGGCCGGATTCATCCTGTACGTCAAAGATTTCCAGGATCCTGCGACCCGGCTGTTCTATCGGCTTGACGGCACGGTGGTCGCGGTGATCGATCATCACATTCACCGCAATTCCACCGAGCCACTGCGCTGCGCGCAGCCGGCCCAGCGCCATGGCGATCATATCGCCACGCTGAAACTGGAACGGTCGCCGGAATGGGATATTTGGTCGGCGGCAAGCCTGAAACCATTTGGCCAGCAAGCATTTGCCGAATTTCTTGAAGACCAGATCGATGACATCATCAAGCCGGACCCCACGGCCATCGTGGATGTGGCCCGGGGCCTGGCGGTGACGGTGGGCGCAACCCTGCGCCAGGCGACGAATTTGGCCACCGGCGAGGTTCAATTCAGTTACGATGAAACCGTGGATGGAAAGGTGCGCGGAAGCTCAGCCTCGATCCCCACCGACTTCCAGATTGGGATTCGGCCATTCATGGGCAGCCATCGTTATCCGGTGGACTGCAAACTGCGGTATCGCGCGAACGGCAGCGACCTCAAACTGCATTACAAAGCGCTGCACCTGGAGCGCATCACCGAAACCGCGATCGGTCACGTGGTTGAGTTGATCACCGAAAAGACCGGCATTGTGCCGGCGTTGGGCACGCATGATCCGGCTGCGTTCAAGCGCGGGGAATGAATCGGCAACTGATTGAAGACGCTTCCTGGCGTGGCGTGCGCGCCGGGAAGTGGTTTTTCGATCTCGCGCACTACGGACGCCGGGCGCGATCGACCGCCAAGCGGCTGCGGATGACCATCACCGCCGGGGTGGCGTACCTGACCGAGGCATCGCCCGACCTGGCTGATCGCTACCTGGAAACCCAATGCCGACCCTTCCCGCGATGTTGCCAGCCCACCGGGCGCAGACCTGCAAACCGCCGCCGATCATCGTCCGGTCGTCGCACCGTGACCACCGCGACCGATGCGAGCACGCGGGGGATGAAACCCGGTGCAACGGTGAGGGGCCGACCTACCTGATTGAATGGCCGAGCGGGCGCGGGCAGCGGGTGTGCTGCAACCATGCGGCTCGGTTTGCCTTTGAGAATAACCTTGTTTTCCCTCCCATTTCTTCCCTTGGATGAGCATGAGCACCGGCCCTGACGTTCTGCCTGATCCCCCCGTGCCCGCCCACTGCGATCTACGCGACCTCCAATGGATGCCGCTGGATGTGGTGCGACTGCGCGATTCCGACCTGGCAACCACGCCTGATGGTGAGGTCTTCAGGGTCGCAGTCATGTCCTGGTGTGCATCCTGGCACCAGGTGCCGGCATCCAGCCTGCCGGATAACGACGCTATCCTGGCCCGCCTGATGGGGTTCGGACGCGACCTGAAGGGCTGGAAAAAGGTCCGCGAGGCCGGCGGACTGCGCGGCTGGAAACTGCACTCTGATGGACGTCTATATCACCCCGTTGTCGCGGAGAAGGCGCTGGAAGCCATGGGGCAGAAAAGCCGCGCAAAAACGAAGCGCGAACGGGACGCGAAACGGCTGAAGGACTGGCGTGATCGGTGCGACGAAACGCGTACGCGAAACGACGCAGACACGGGCATGGAAACGCACGGTGAAACGCGTTTCGTCGCTGAGAGACAGGACAGGACCTTACCTGACCTTACCTTACCTAAGAATAATACGCCGCCGCCGTCGCCGGGCGGTTCTTCGCGCGAGCGCGACGCGGGGGCTGACGCCCCCACACCCCCCGGCGACGACGGCGGCGGCGCACCGGCCGATCAAAAATCTGAAAACATCAAGGAAAAACTAACAACCCGCATCAACGGCCTCGACAAGACCAGGCTGAAACAAGCTCTAAACCGTGGGGAATTACTGCCGATCGTCGCGCAATTCGGGGCCAACACCAAGCCCGACCGGGTTCAAGAATGGGTTCGCGAGGCCAACGGGCACCAACTTGGAACGATCCTGACGATACTTTGGCTGGCGTCCCGGATGCGCCAACCGATCCGCGAACCGTCCGGGCTGCGCATTGGCCTCGCCACCTGGCTGGCTCGACCCCAGGGAGAGCGCGCGGAGGTCATCGCTGAGGCGATGATTGATTTGGGGATTAACCAGGGCGGTGAGGGGAGGCCGTGAACGACACAAATCCCCCAGGAGGTTATCATGAGCATTTTTAACGTCGTATTCGAGGATGGCCATCAAATGAAGGTAATATCATTATGTTCAACTCTTAAATACAAAGGGAGAATAATTCACATTAGAAAGGGTACTGAGTATTATTATGCCGACGTAGACGAAAGACACTTAGGCAGATTTAGTACATTCGGTGGCGCAAATAAAGAGGCAAAGCTGCGAATCGATCACGCAATATCTAGGCAAAGTTTTTTATCAAAACAACAGGCCCAATTAAAGCGGCCCAACGCACCAACATCACCGGGCCGCGCCCAGGATGATGGCCAAGCACCGGCGACTATCGTCGCGGCTCCGGTGCATGGCCTTGTTGGGCCGACCACGTTGCCACCTGATACCACGACAGGGGCAGCGCCATGATTGCGGCACTGTTCGTGGAAAGCGGAGGATGTTATTTCGGTTTGCCCGAGGTGGACGCCTGGGACCTCGAGCGGGACGCCAGGAAATACAATGGGCCGCATCCGGTTGTGGCGCACCCACCTTGTCAGCGGTGGGGACGCTATTGGCACGGGTCGCCGGCATTACCTGGGCAATATCGCATGGGGGAAGACCAGGGCTGTTTCGCATCTGCGCTTTGTGCCGTAAGGAATTATGGCGGTGTATTGGAGCACCCGGCACACAGTCACGCATTTAACTGGTTAGGGGTAATCACCCCAAAATCGGCATTTACCTGGACAGGGCCGGACGAGTTTGGCGGATGGGTCTGCCAGGTCGAACAAGGGCACTACGGGCACTTGTCACGCAAGGCGACATGGCTGTATGCGTGCAAGACTGAGCGCCCGGAATTGGCCTGGGGGCCATCTGAACAACGCATCCATCCCGTGGCGCTGGAGCGGTATGGATACGAGAAGGCCCGCCAGATTGGCATGATGGCGATGGTCGGTGGCAAGGACAAGACCAGGATCAGGAATGCCACGCCTGTCGCGTTTCGTGATGTGTTAATACGGCTGGCCCAATCGAGTCGGCCCAACGTCAGAGATCAGCCGGGGCGGCCCAGCGAGGACCGCCAAGCACCCCAACCAATCGACCCGCCCTCGGCTGCATCGCCTTGTTGGGCGGCGCAGATGCAACCCAATACCACGAAGGAATAAACCATGCCATTTTTCCAAATTAACCCACAAATTGTCGAGGCATTCCAATGTCGTGGAATAATGGTGGATGCCAAATATAATTGGTATTCCATGCCCGAATGGATTAGAGATTTATACGAAAAGGGCGGGGTTGTTTTCACTGATGAAGGGATTCATCTGCCGATTGACGGTAAAACCGTTATTGCCAAGCCTGATGATTTCATTGTCCCAAGTCAGGACGGGAGAATCCAGGTAATCGGTCGAGAATTATTTTTATCAATCTGCAAACCATTTCCGAAGCCGCCCAACGTCAAAGATCAGCCGGGGCGGCCCAGCGAGGACCGCCAAGCACCCCAACCAATCGACCCGCCCTCGGCTGAATCGCCTTGTTGGGCGGCAGTCCAGTCAGGAGATGCAATATGATTTGGCATAAATCTGATTTTTATCCTGATGATGCACGGCAGATATTGATCACTGATGGGCGCACCATCATGATTGGCAGGTACATGACCCCGGGGAATTTTGGATATGTAACTAGGACAAGCGTGGGAAAAAATAAATACACACTGTCAGCATGCGATAATATCACACATTGGATGGAATTGCCAGATTTGCCGCCCAACGTCAGAGATCACCGGGCAGGCGAGGAAAAACCATGAACAAGCAAAACAAACCATCGTCGCCTGCTCCGGTGCATCGACTTGTTGGGCGGATAAAATATGTGCGTCATAAATATGGATTTCATGATGACACTGAATTTTTGATGTATGGAGACACTGAAAGCCCTGTATTTATCTTTAATAAAATTAGATACCGAGAAGCGATAGGGTACACGAGACAAATTTGTGAGGAATATATAACAGCAGGAAAATGGGTCGAGATTAATCCGTCCAACGTCAGAGATCACCGGGCCGGCCCGAGCGACCAGGGGAAAGCAGATCAGACCATTGTGGCCGGCTCCGGTGCATCGACTTGTTGGGCGGGACAGGAAACGCCAAATACCAAAACATTAGGGGAAAATTCATGA